GTCTTATCATCGTATTCCATTACGGATTCACGAATCCAACGGTGTTTAAAACCGATTGGTGGTTCGGGCGCTTCCAAAGCAGAACCCGGACGCCATTGTTGTGGGCGCTGTGCGCTCTCCCGCGTATTTGATTCGCGTGATGTCCTGTCTGCCATTTAAGTTCTCCGATTACTGATTTTTGCGACTTCTTTTGCGTATTTTTCTAGAGGAATCCTCATCTTTTTCGCAAATGCCACTTGACCCGGTGTTAATTCCACCGCTTTCTTCCGCCCTGATTTTACTGACCGTCCACTGGACGCCGGAGCTACAGTCTGAGCGTTGGACCGTTTCCCCGTATTAAATTTCTGAGGCATTTCTTTCCGCATACGAGAGTCGATTTCTTTATAGTAATCGTCTGACGTTGGGTCGAAATCTTGCTCCAGAACAAGTTCTTCATGAATGGCTTGGGCTGCGCGTGTCATTACACGATCACTACCAAACCAAGAGTTCTTCTCAAGCCAACCGTCCAGCTTAGGGTCACGCTGTTGAGGCGGAGCCTGTCGTGCTTGCTGCTGTTGGGGTTGCTGTTGAGGTTGTTGCTGTTGCTGTTGTTCTTCAGCTTGTTGATCGCGTTGAAGTTTGACCTTCTGCACGCGCACTTTTTCTTTAGCCACGGCGATCTGAGATAACGCTTGCTGCGCCTTAGCAGCTTTTTCGTAATCACCAGCTTCACTAGCTTCGGTGTAAGCGCGAGTCGCTTGGGACTCTTGAGCCTTCAAGCGATTTTCAGTTTCTGAATTGTAACCAACACTCATTTGCTGCAAACGCTGCTTCATTTGAGCGTTTTCTTGCTGCATGTTTTGAGCGTATTGAACAGCAGCACTAGCCTCCTCAGAAGCCTGTTTACGTTTTGCTGTTAATTGGTTGATTCGACGCTGTACGGAATCGCTATAATTTTCAAGCTCATCGTCACTGTCAGATTTTTTACGAACATTTGTTCGGGTTTTACTTTCGTCGTCATCAGACGAGGACGCCTCATATGTATCATCGCTGTCATCATCTTCGACTTCAACAGATGCGCCATCGGCAAAATCTTCGTCTTCACGAATATCTTCAGACATAGCCATTTTCCTTGCTCTCCCGTGCTTTATACATAAGAAATGTCCTTGGGGTCAAGGATCGTGGCGATAATATTATCGTCATTTATGACACGAACCTCAAGACCCTCCACTTTGAACCTATTTCCACTATATCTTCCTATAAGAACCCAATCTTTCTCATTACACCAAGCGCCATTTGGGAACTTCTTGGCGTCTGCGTAAGCATCGGGGCCTAGCTTAACGACATAAGCTGCCACCGTAGCAAAAGACTCACGCTCACGAACGGAGTCAGGGACAATAATTCCCCCTTTGGTCTTTGCGCTTGGGTAGTAAGGGATAATAAGAACACGGTAGCCTGTAGGCTGCGGCAGTCTTTCAATTGATGATGATTCCATCTGAGACGGATCATCAGTATTTTTGTCTTCACCACTCTTACCAAAAGCATTTTCAATTGGTTTTGGCATGTCCTTCTTCGCTGCTTTCGCAACGTAATCTGGCACAAATAACTTCCTAGTCATCTTCGTATTCCAAGCCTTTCATCGCGGTTTTAATTTCGTCTTCGACGTAGGCCATCCCGCGTATTTCACCTACTAAGTACCGATACTCCTCAAAGGTCTGTATCGAATTGTCCGCTAGCCTGTCTTTTAAACGGGCATCACGCTCTCGTATGCTTTTCAGCAAATAATCTACTAAGTGTATAGCATCCATACCACATACAGTATGCTACCATGCGGGAAACACAAGTAAAAATACCAGAAAGTCAGAAAATTCCTTGGAATTTCTGGGGTATGGCTATTTTACTAAACCTACTTATCTTTTTTGGCAGTGGTTTTTTTCTTTGCGGTGAGTTTGCTTTTAGCTTTTGGCTTTTTAACTCTCGCTTTTGGCTCGGCTTGCTCATCACGCACCTCCACTATCTCTGCAATAACAGGATTTTCAGATAGCCTTTGAGCTACCTTCTTTTCTTTTTCCTGTTGCGCCATCTTCGCTCTAACAGTTGATGTCATTGAGTGTTCCTTTTGCTCATTGCGTTCATAGAGGCTATGTCGCGCTGTGCTTGCAACCGCTCTTCTGCAATCCTAGTTTTATCTTCCAAAGCAGCTTCAGATACATCAATGCGCTGTTGCGCTACTAATACATCATTACGCTCTTTCTCTTCGTTGAAGACCTGCTTTGCATCAAACTCTTCTTGTTTGCGCTGCAAATCTGCGGCTTTCAGTTGAAGCTCTTGGTTGCGAATATCGACCAAAGGATCGCCCTGCTCTTCTGGCATCATAGCCTGAACAAGTTCTTCAGTTAAATCGGCAATAATTTGAGCCGCCATAGAGTCAATCTGAGGCTGCATTTGCTGCATCATCATCTGCTGTGGGTCCATCGGCGGCTGGCCCGGAGGTGGCGGTGGCTGCATCATAGACTGCTGCTGCATCATCTGCATTTGCTCAGGTGGTATTTGACTCATGACTTCCTGCTGCGCTTGTGCTTCAGCAAGCATACCTATGTGCTCCTGTATGTGCCCCTGTAGAGACATAATGGAGTTAGGGTTAAGTTGCATGGCCGGAGACGACATAATCGCCATGTGAGCCTCTATGTGAGCCTCGTGGTCTTGCTCAGGAAACGCCTGCAAAGGAGCGCCCATCAAAGCGTTCTGGTTCTCTTTGGACGGATTAACTGGAGGTGGTGGTGGCGGAGGTGGTGGCAATATGCCATCAATATTCGTCACGCCCAGCGCCTCGTACATTTTCCGGTACGCTTGATAAAGACCCTGTGGTCCGCCATGAATTTCTGGGTTTGACTGAACCATCTGCAATTCTGTCTGCGCCAAAGCAATGCGCTGGGACATAGAGAAAATATTAGGGTCAGAAACGGGAAGAACGTCAATGCGGTTATCAAAGTCCTGACCAAAGATTTCCGGACCTTGCTGCATGTCAGCAGGGTAAGGATACGATTGAACAGTCTCTGAGAAAATCTTGGAAAGCAGCTTGAACTCAATCTTTTGAGAATAGTGCAGCCGCTTGTGGATCGCAGACATAACCTTCGTTCCACGCTCCATAATAGCCATAGTCGTGCCTACGGGCGTGTCTCCGCTCATCTCACCGACCTTCATGTCCGCCATTGATGCGAACCTGCGTCCAGCGTCTACAAGCGTTCCTAGAAGGTTATAGAGCGTCTGCGAAGGCTCCTTGAAGGGGAGTGGCATCAGGGAGCCTTGCAGGGTGCCCCCAACTACGTCAATGTCGCGGAACTCGCCCGGTTGAAGGGGAGAATCTTCGTCACGAATGCGAGCGCCACGGGCCTTAAAGCCTGCTGGCAAGTTGGAGAGCGTTCCTGCATCAATCAACTGACGCAAAATAGACGTAGATGCCTGAGCCAAGCCACCAATCATGTGTGTCAAGCCAAGGCCGTAGAACCCAAGACCCGGAAGAAACTTATAATGAACGAAGTATTGCTTCGCACGTTTCATCGGGTCCATTGGGTCAAAATTTCTACGCACGGATAAAACATCACCAGAATCAGCAATGATCGTAACAATGTAAGGTAGACGCAAGCCTGTAGGTTCTCCATCCTCGCCCATATCTTCAAAGCCTTCGATGTCCAAAGCCGTGTGGACTTCATAAAGCGTAACATCTTCAGATGTACCTGAAGGATGAACCCCCTGAATGTCATCAATGGACTCTTCAACTTCGCCCATAGAGGCATCGTCGTAGTTCGAGCCTGAAGGCAGATCAATGTCCTTATAGAATCCAACAAGCTGCAACTTTCGAATGTCGTTGGAGTCCATAGTCAGACGATGCGTGATGCGTGGAGATGAGGCTAAGTCAGAAGCGCCGTAAGGAACAATAACGTCCTCAGCATGAATGAACTTGCTAACAGCGCGACCCTTCAACGGATCGAAGTAAATCTTTTTGAACGTAGAGCCAATCACAGGGAGATAGAACAACATCTGATCCAACTCAGGATCGTATTCTTCCATTTCGTAAGTGATCATGTAATTCATGTAATCTTTGACGCGCTCAGACTGACGGGCCAAGACTTCGTTCTGCGCACCTACAACCTGCGTTCTAACAGGGCCAGTGGCAGGCAATAATTCTCGATAGGCTTGCGCTTGGAACTGCGTAACGCTCTCAGCAAGTAAAGGATGAATAACGCCAGAAGAGCCAGCAAAAGGCTCGCTGCGCTCTTCGGTCTTCATACCAAGGAACTCAAGACCCTTTTTGTATGTGTCTTCCCAGTCCTGACGGGCGGAAAAGTCATCCTCTATTGAGTCAACAAGCTCAGAGGAAATAGACATTAATTCTGCTTCATCAATGACATCAGCTAAGTTGCCGTCAAATGGAATCTCTTCCAAAGGCTCAGATTCTTCCTCGTATTCTCCAACAACAGCACTGCCATCGTCAAATTCGGTAATTCCCGGAGTCGCTGGAAGCTCAGGTATCTCCTGCATACGCGTAGTGTCTTCAATAGCCTCCTCTATAAGAAGCTCCTCTGGAGTCCCACCCGCGCCTATACCTTGCTCAATAGCCATTAGAGACTCCTGTTATAATGTCACTGACGTAATTTTTCAGCAACTTAATCTTCTTCAACATCAATTACCGAACCACAAGTAGGACAGGTGATAACAATCTCGCCATTATCTTCCTCTTCAGAAATGTCTTCAACAATTAAAACCTCGTCTTCAGGCATCTCGTATTCTGGCATATCGTCATAAGGAAGATGAATATCTATGGTTACTTTGGGCATCACTTCACCCCAGTAAACTTAGTGC